CTCCCCCGTCTTTTGGACTGTCAGCTACTTCTATCATGTCAGATTTAAAGACTGTGCCCCCAAAAGAGGCAAAGTTAGCTTCAAATTCTTGTCTGACGTACTCTAACGGCATGTCTTTAGTCGCCATTAGCACTTCTTTAGGGTCTAAAAATGGATTATCTATGGATTTGTAAGTCCAAGCAGACCAATCTTCTGCATCTAACCCTTCTTGTGCGTTTAGGAACAAATCGTAAAAGTGATTCTTTCCATTTGGTGTGCCAATAAATAATGCGCCACCACGCACATCCGCTAAAGTAGGACGAATAATAGAAGTCCAGACTTCTTCTTTCATAAAAGCGTATTCGTCCATCACGACATACGATAATCCTACGCCTCGAAGAGACTCAGGGCGGTCAGACCCTTTAAGATGTATCGTTCTGTCGTTAACTAAGGTAATAATACCTTCGTTTTCTCGTACTTTCTTTGTTATGGGTGCAGCCATTTGTTTCAAAGACTGCCACATAATGTCTTTTGCTTGGTTAAATGTAGGAGCTATGTAGTAACACGCTTTATCCGACAGGTCATAACCAAACTCATTTGTATCTTCTAACGCTTTAACGATAAGCTTAACTCTTGCGAGGTAAGACTTACCGAAACGTCGACCTGCTCCAACTACTTTAAACCTTTTGTCGTCAGTAAAAATAGCCTGTTGAGCAGGGTGTAGGGAAAAATTAAGCTCTGTAGCCATACGGCTTTGGCTTTCCTCTTGGTTTACCCATCTTACTTACCGCCGTTAGAAGTTCCCTTCTCAGGGATTACAGTTGCTGGAGCAGAACTAGCTGCGTAGTAGAGAGTTCCGCTAGAAGCAGTCCCACCGTGGTTGTTTACGCCACCTGAATTGCCCATATTAGCGTAATCGCTACATTGGTTAGTGTTCATCTTGTACGCCATCATCAATCTCCTTGAAATCTGCGTTTACTGTTGTACCATCGTCTAAACTAACGTCATCTAATCCTTTAATATTGATTACAATGCCGCCAGAATCCTGTGCGCCGTAGTGTTCTACGGCTTTCCTAGCAGGAATCGCTCTATCCATGAGCAATCTCGCTGCTGACATGTCTCCGCCCTTTGCTTCTCGTATGATAGTGCGGATAACTGCCTTAAATTCTTTGTTCATCTCCCCTGCAAACTGGTCAATTAACGCATTTTGCATTTGAGTGAGTTTATTCTTTGACCCTTTTGGTCGTCCTTTAGGGTTAAGTGAAGGCCCGCCTTTGACTAAGGCTGGGTTACCTTTAGCTTTTGCCATAATTTAATCTTTTTTACTGTCGCACTGACAGTATTTTCTAACGTAAGGTTTCCAGTTTTTAAATCTAACAGGCTGTATGCAGTACAAAGCGTACAATACAACTGCTGAGAATATGATTTGAATTAAAGTCATCGGTTATTTATGTACATAGTCACTTCAAAACCAAAGCGAAGGTCTATGTAAGTAGGTTTTGTCCACATTATTTATTCCTCGTCATAGCTGCGCTACCAAAGTAGAATCCGATAATGTTCATAATCGCTACAGGTAGCCACTCTGGAGTTACCCAACCCTCTAGGGTTAAGTATTCTGTTACTGTTCTGGTACTGTCAAAGATACCAAACAGCATTTTACTTCCGTGTGTCACTTCTATTGGAATGTTAGTTACTTGGTTTAACAACGGAGCTAGGAATACAATCCCTATTCCTGCCATCATAGCAGATACTACAATGAATCTGCGTATCCAAGCTGCATTTGGATTGTAGTAGTTTCTAGCACTGTCTACACTCTCTTGCACTTGTTGGTTAGCTTGCAGCATCATTTTATGCTGCTCTGCTTTATCCGCTTGAGACTGTGCCCACATTTTCATCACACCGCCTAAAGCGGTAGACCCTAACATAGATACAGCTTCTATCGGAAGTCCAAACACTACCTACATCTCCAGCGTCTAAGGGACGCTGCTTTTCTAGTTGGTCTGCCTTTAGAATCCTTCATAGGCCCTGGCATACCTTTCATTCTAGCGCAGAAAGACTTTCTTCTCTTTGCTGCTTTACTTCCTGGTTTAACCTTACCTGTAACTGCGGTCTTTAACTTACTTCCTGGATTCGCTGCTCGATACCTACGAACTCCAGCTTTGGTCATTCCTGCCCCTGCTTTCGTCTTACGATAGTTAGGGCTTTTGCCTGTAGTAGTTCTGCGAACCATCTTACAATCCTAATCTAGCGGGGTCTGTTCTAAGAAGATTAACTAAGTATGAAGTCTCTTCGTCTCGTCCGTAGTATTCTGGTGGAAGTTCTTGTTGTGGGTAAGATGGCAGCATTGCGCTGCCGAAAGCTGATTGACCTAAAGAATTAGGTGCAGAAAAGCCTGGGAAGCTCTGTAGACTTCTGTTGTCTATTCCTTTCGGAGCAGGAGGAGACATGAAGGAACCGTAAATCGTATTAGTATTATTCAAACTTGAATCTCTCCAATTTAGCGTTAGATAAATCGCTATTATCTATATAATAACATACTTTAATGTATTTGTCAAGCACTTTTTGTTATTTTCTGTATCTTCGAGTCTTTTTAGCTATTTTCTTAGGCTGCTTCGCTACTTGCTTGCCTGCTTTAGTAGCTTTACGCTTTGCTCTGGTAGTAGCTGCATATTCTTTTTTACTTAAAGCTTTAATTGCTTTTTCTGGAAGGTAACGCTCCCCTGTAGCCTTTGACCCTTGTGTAGAGGGCTTACCTGACTTAGTACGCCATTTCTGCTTTGTCCACTTCTTAAGGGACTTCTGGCTTTTAGCGAGACCCACGAGCTTTCTTCTGTGCTGTTTTAGACAGTTCCTTTAAGTGATACAGCCTTTGGCTGGTTTTACCGTGTGCCTTACCTGAGTGAAGCTGTCCGTTAGGCATCTTGTGTGTACCGCCTTTCCACTCTGTCCCATCTTTTTTATAATGCTTTACACCCTTCAAGACCTGTAACCTCCACCTTTAGCTTTGTATTCTTTAGCTAACATCTGTGCTTTACGTGCTGACCATTGACCAGGTTTACCGCCTTTTCCTCCAGCTTTAATCTTATTAAACAGATTCTTTCTCATTGTAGGTTTAGTGTAGTTACCTGCTTGATTAACCTTAGATTTTGCTTTAGGCATAGCTCTACTCTATTATTTATAATTAATTGGAAGGAAGGTCAAAGTTACATAGTAACTTCTCCCTTTAGTCTGATATACTAAAGTATATCTACTTCCTGTGCGATATGTAACAGCACAGGTATCTTTGTACTTTAAATTATACTTAATAGTATAGCATATTTTTAATCAAAAGTCAAGTTATTTCTAATAAGATTACATAAAGTTAATGTAATATTAACTAATTCAAAGTACTACCTGTACAAATACACAGTATCTAGTTGATTTAATTAAATAAATGCACCATTTTAGTGCGTAGTCTAGTCTGGAATAATAATAGTTAAATATGTTGCACTGCAGCATTGCCAGTTGGACGTTTGATGTAGGATTGAGGGTGATTATATATATACATCAGCTCATACGGGGGGACGGGGGCTTTGTATTTAGGAATGATAATGCCAATGATTCTCAATTGCAATCTGATAATGATTCTAGGTGCGCTGGTGAGAGTGTGAGTTAAGCACCTACATATAGAATAGAATCACACACACACACATTGCACTATTTTGGTGCAGCTCCAGGAATCGCACTGTTATGGTGCAACGGATAACATATATAAGGTAACGGAAATTATATTAAATTAATTTCAATTAGTGCTTGACATTGTAATAACACATAGATAATATGGGTTCATCGTAATTAAAGAGGGTATAAAACAGCATGAACATAGAAGCAAACAATAACGGATACTTGGTCATTAGTGATATAGACGACCAAGGATACTTATTCACAGAACAATATTTATACTACACAAAAAACGAAGCGATAGCGTCTTTTGAATACAGCTTAGAACAGAGAAACAATTCTTACATAGTGGAGGAGATAGCATGAAAACTTACGGAGAATTGACGGAACAAGAACAAGAACAATTTTGCAGTAGTCTTTTAGTATTAACTAAAAATAGTGTTAGTGAGATATTGGGTTCTGATTACCCAATATACGACAAGACACCAACACAAATATTAAAAGATATTTGGGATGAGACACCAAGCTATATATGGAATTACAACAATTAATAATTTTAAAAAGAGGGATAGAGAAATGCAAGAAATCACAACACAAGCACCAAAATACGAAGAAATCAAAGAATACTTTGAAAACTTTATGTCAGAGTTTGACGTGGCTGGACAGTATAGTGACAAACACGATGTTCACCACGAAGCATTCAATATAGACTATTACATCATAGGCACGCATAAAGCGAAAGAATGGTGTGGTTCTGATACTTGGGAGATTATCCAGACAGTAGTAGATTACGAGAAGGACAACTTCGGGGAGGTGTCTACGCCAATAGATGAACCAGAGCGTGTCGTTAATATGTATACCTACATAGTAGGCGAGCAGATAGTTCACGAGTATTTTAACAACATTCCTTACTAGAGGCATACTGAAGAGCGTTGAGTATACGCGAAACGCCCGAATGGGCGTCTATGTCAAACAAAAAGAGGGTAAAATAGTGGAAAATTTAGACTGGATTTTTTACATATTATTTTTAAGTTCTTGCCTTATCCTTTCTCTATGCGCTCTCACGGCGTTAGGAGAGGTGGCAGATAGGGTAAGTAAGACAATACAATTTAAACACGGCAGAAGCCGTTACAATCGCTTCACGAGGGAATATAAATGACAAGAGAAATACGGGAGGTAGTTCGAGGCGACTATCTCCCATTTTTATTGAATATACACTACGCAAAGCGCGTCCCTAGTGTCTCGTATGCGTATGGTTTATATAAGCATGGGGTACTAGAGGGTATAGTAACTTACGGTACACCACCAAGTTCTACTCTACGGCGAGGTATATGTGGCGATGATTTTATTTCGGACGTACTAGAGTTAAACAGGTTAGTATTAAAATCTAATGAACATAACGATAGCTCGTGGTTGATAGGTAATAGCTTAAAACTACTGCCAAAAGATAAAATAATAGTAAGCTTTGCCGATACATCTCAGGAACATTTAGGAATAGTTTACCAAGCGACAAACTTTATATATACGGGATTATCTGCTAAGCGTAGCGATTGGAAAGTTAAAGGCAAAGAGCATTTACATAGCCAAACTCTCATAGACCAATTTCGAGGACAACCAAATCGAGCTAAGGCAATCAGAGAATTTTACGGAAAAGATTTTTATATTGCCCAAAGACCTAGAAAACATAGGTATATTTTTATTACAGGCTCTAAAACTTACAAGAAAAAAGTTTTAAAAAATTTAAAATATCCAATAACTGATTACCCAAAAAAGGAGAAGTAAATGCGGAAATCAATCACAGAAAAAAAGCGTAGTGAACGCTGGAGAAGGGACAAGCTCATAAAAGACAAGGCGACTTGTTATCTTGAGTACACTCAGCGACTCATCAAAGTAAGGAGAAAGCAGCAGTGAAAAAATATTCTAACTGGAAGGACAACATAAATCCGGACCACTACAAGCGAGGTGATATTGAGGTCATAGACTTCATACTAGACCAAAATTTTAATTACTTAGAGGGGAATATCATTAAATATATCTCGCGATATAAAGATAAAAACGGATTAGAGGATTTAAAAAAGGCACAATGGTATCTAAATCGCTTGACACAAACATTAGACAAGCGTAACGTGAGTGATTACCAATTTGAAAACGGAGAGAAATATGGAAACTGATTTGATTAATGTAAAGGAGTATTGGCGAGAGTTTGACCGCGAGGGTGCGTGGCTCTCTCAGTTTGAGGA